GGTCTGCCCGTGTCATTCTTACTTGGGATAGATGCATAAGTAGGATTTGACACCCTAGTAATAGCTATGTCAGACTGAGTCGTTCCTGTCCCAGTTCTTATGACTTGGCTCATGAGGTCAATGGTCGTTGCGGGCAAATTGTAAGTGGCTGTTCCTGCGACCAACGGTATGGTTCCTGTCTCTACAGTCCATAAGTTGATTCCTCGGTTAGCCCATTCAATAGTTAATAAGTTCAAGCTACGAGTAGCTGTTCTTAAATCATATCCTGTTCTTAACTCTGCTCCGCATCTTTCAAATGCTTCTTCTACGAGTAGGTTTAAATCTAAATTAAATGCATGTGTATTCGTTGTAGTCATTATTATTTACCTTTTAAATACTGTCTATTTACTAAACCACCAGCTTTCATTTTTCTCGTAAGGGAAGCCACTCTACGTGGTTTACCCGCTGGTTGTCCAAGACTTTTCTTTTGAGCAATCCTAGACTTCTTTTGTGCTGCTGTCATTTCTCCAGATGTCTTTGGAGTTTTAGTAGATACTCGTTTACTAGGTCTGCAATATGGTGTACTGCGTCCATCACCTTTTTTTCTACCACATGCTTTACCGGTACTTACATCTTTCCAATCTTCTTTGAACCAACGTTTTAAAGCGGCTCCTTTAGCTGTCTTTCGGACTGCCATTACTTAACCTTTCTTTCTGCATTTAGCAATAGCGCCAGAAGCATAAGCACTAGGAAAGACTTTATAACTAGCCTTTACTTTTTTATAACAAGCGTCTTTTACAGTCCCACCTTTTTTATACTTTGCGGGAAGTGCCCTACCCATTCCTTTAGACTTTATCATCTTCCTCTTCCTAATCCTCTGAGTGTTTTAGCAAACCTTGCTCTTTGTCCCATTTTACCTGGAGCTTTAGCAGCTTTGTTTAAAGTGTTAACTGGAATCTTTTTTCCTTTTGCAATGCCTAAAGATTTTTTAAGAGAGCCTGGTTTTTTAATTGCTTTCTTTATATCCAGTCTTTTCTTTTTCTTTTTATCTTTTTTTACAGTCACGTTTTTTCCTTTTTTTATTAACTGTAGAGGGACGAGATAATACCTTACTACAACATTTACTTGGCATTATAATACCCATCCCACGAGATGCTCGCATTATTTACTTCTTTCCTTAGCTCTAGTTTTACCACGAAGAGCAATACCATCCATTCTACATTTTTTAACCATACCGCCTTTTTTCATACCCATAGAAGAACGAGCTCTATTCATTTGGTTTCTACCCATTGCTCTTTTCTCTTCACTAGCACCAAAGAGTTTTTTCAAAGTAGAACCACTATCTTTTTTAGCTCTATTTCGTATAGTTTTATCGGTCAGTAATCCTTTTCCTCTATCAGCTTTTTTAACTTTAGTAGCATTAAAATCAGGTCTAGGAGTACGAGTCATATATTCTGAAGAACTTGCTCCTGGTACTTTATTACCTCTATTAGGGTCTGTTGATTTAGCTTTTTTAACTACAGGCTTTTTAACTACAGGCTTTTTAACTACAGGTTTTTTCTTTCGTTGACTATTAATTTTAAATATTTCATTTGTAGTCTTTCCTTCATCCCTTAGTTTTTTATTATTTTCCCTTGTGTTAATTCTTTTGCTAATTTTTTTAGCTCTTTCTTTTTTATTTTTTGCATCTAATAGCTTTAAATCCGCTACAGCGTCTCCTTTACCCTGACCTCTAAAAGTTCTACTTTGAGCTAAACTTTCTTCCCCTTTTAAATCAGCCTTAAGGCGACGACGTTTATCGGCATTATTTTCCCGTTTATATCGTTTATCATTTCTTGCTTTGATATCTTTTTTTGTTCTTTCAGTCCCTGCTCGAACTTTGTCCATAAACGACTTTCTTTTACCTTTTAGTTTTTCTTTACGCTCAGCTTTTATGTCTTCTAGTGTTGCCATTTTATTTCTCCTTAAACGTGGCGACCGCGTGTGTGGCCTCTTTGAGCAATACCATCTGCTCGTTTAGATGCTTTACCGCGACCTTTAACAGTCCCGCCTGCTTTCATAGCTTTGCCTTTAGCTTTCATTTTAGCTGAAGAGCCACCGGTTCTTGCTAGCATACCACCTGTTTTCATAGCACGACCTCTAGCATCTGCCATCTTACCTGGCATGTCTTTAAATTTTCCAGATGCCATAGCACGACCTTCTTTATCTTTCATTCTTGCTTTCATTTTTTTAGGGTCTTCTGCTGCTGCAGTTTTACCTTTACTTTTCTTCATTGCCTGAGCTGCCATTGGAGCTAAACCTAGTCCCATTGCAGTTAGACCACCACTACCCATTTTCTTTACTTTACCACCGGCTTTATATCCTACTTTACCACCAGCTTTTTTGTTTTTAATCTCACGAACAACACGAGCTTTTTCATCTTTAAGATTTTTTTTGCCTTTAGTAGTGTAGCCTTTTTCAGCATCAACTCTACCTAATTCTTCAAGCTCATTCATCTTAGAAGTGTTACCACCTCTTCTCATTTTTTTAACCTTACCGCCTTTTTTCATACCACCAGCAGCAGCTCTTTTTTGTTGTGCAGCCATTGCCATTTGCATTCGAGGGTCCATTGCTACAGAGCCGTCTCGGTCATTCATAGCTCTACCACCCATATTCATTTTCTTCGTTTTCATGCCTTTCTCCTTAGTAAATTCTTTTCCGATTGATTGATTAACACCTACTTTTTTAGCAAACTTAGGGTTATTAGCCACTGCCTGCATAAACTTTTCTTGTTTCTTACTTGTTGCGGGCATCGTTAATTGCCTTCTTATGTTTTGTTGCTTTTCTGTTTGCTACTGCTTTTTGAATAGTCTTAGTTTCATATATTCTAATTCCTGTCCAAATAATAGTAAAGAGTGCAGCTAAGTGAGGGAGCCATGTTAGTAAGGTTCCTACCGCTGTAAATATAGACGCAAAGTCTAATAAGTGTTTCGTCGAATCGTCCATGTTTAACATTTCCATCGTTTACGTGCTTGTCTAAGTCTAGAATTAGGGTCTTTAGCTGCTTTAGGAAACTTCTTAGCTTGTCCAGCACTTCTAGCACAAAATGACTTACGTCGCTTTGCATCTTTTGAACCAGCTTTTACTTTCCCTGTAACTGCAGTTTTAAGTTTACTTCCTGGATTGGCTTTACGATAAGCTTTAACACCCTTCGTTGTCATCCCAGCTCCTGTCTTAGTCTTTCTAAAGTTACCTGACTTTACAGAAGTTTTAATTCCCATTCCTCGTTTTTTTGCAACTGCCATTATACGCAATCTCCAAGTGCCTCAAACCAACGCCTAAGTTCTTCTAGGCGTTCTTTATGTTCAATTGGTTTGGGTTCTTCATTCATTTCTTAGCCACAGAACAGAGTGTAATCTGTTATTGCAGTATCAACTACGACAGAAAAGTCGGTTGGCTGTTGACCTGTAAGAATACCTTGTCCGGGTAAAGATAAGAATTGAGTAAGAGTAGCTCCTGCTGGTGTAGTTATGTCTAACACATTGACTGCTATTCCAGGAGTAACTGTAGTTGGAGCTCCAGGAGTAGTAGTCCAAGTGTGACGGTCTATTTTTAAACTTCCCGCTCCTGCACCACCTACTATATAAAAGCCTTTTACTCTACATCGAGGTAAAGCTAAACTTCCTGTTGTACCTACGCTTAGAGTTCCTGCTGCCGCACCACTAATTACAATACTGTCTATTCTTGAGTAGTAATATAATGAGTTAACAGCGCCGGCGTTTCCACCGGTAACTACTTCAGGGTAATTAACCGTACTAGCACTGTTAGCATCAAGGGCTCCTACAACGGACCCATTAATAGTAAATGTAATACCTCTATCGTCACCTCCAGAAGTAAACACGAGTCTATATCCTGCGCCATCTTTGGCAAGTATAGGGGGTGAACCTGGTACAACCGTATTTGCTTTTAATACTAGAGCTCTAGGAAATGCTCCTCCTGTTACAGTGGTAGCATCTCGTAAGAACGTAGCGGAAGTAGATGGGTTAATCGACCAAATATCTGTCTGTTCCATATCTATCCCCTAATTAAGCAGTACGTGTAAGTGTGTAACCTGTAGCACTACCAGGAAGGCCTTGGTTTGGTTGGTCGGGTATATTAGCTGTAAATGTAGCTGCTCTATTACCGCCTGTAAATGTTAAGCGGAATGTAGCTGTACCTGTATTGCCGGCTGCGACAACTAAAAGACCTGCACTAGCTCCAACTGCTGTTGCTAATGCTGATAATGCTCCGCCAGCACCAAGAGCAAGAGTTACAGTACCTGCACCTGCGGCTTGAGTATCTATTTGAAAGTC